AGAATTATTTAAAGGAGGGAAAGAAAATGGCTAAAATATCAAGAGTTGCTCAATTAGCAGGAAAAGTAGAAACTATTAGTGGAACAGCAGAAACATTAGCAGCAGCACAAGCTACAATACTGTCATATGAGCCAGTGTTAGATGCTGATTTTGAACAGTATAAAAGAAATCCTGTTGTGAAGCATATGTCTAGGTTTGCTTCTGAGCCTGGTGCAAGGAAAATGTCGCTTGCTTTTAAAGCTGAGTTAATGGGGCCAATATCCGGATCAAAAGGAACAACACTACCACTAACGCCGTTTCTTCGTTCTTGTGGATTGTCAGAAAGCCTTTCAGTTGGAACATCTAATATTTATGTTCCTGTATCAAGTAGTTTTGTTACCTGTACAGTAGCTAAATACTTAGATGGAATAAGAAAAACAATGTCAGGTTGTGCCGGTAATGTTAAATTTCAGTTTAAAGTTGGTGAACCTGTTTTTTGTGAATTTGCAATGGAAGGTAAATATTACGAACATAGCGATACTGCACTGTTAACTCCTACATACCCGGAACAAGTTCCTTTAATTTTTATGGGTGCAACTGTTACTATTGACAGTGATAGTTTAGTAATGGATACTTTAGAAATTGATATGCAGAATGAAGTTGTTATATCTCCTAGACCTCAAGATTCATCTGGTATTGATTATGCTAAAATAGTTGGTAGAAATCCACAAATGTCATTTGACCCTGAATTAGTTTCTATTGCTAGCCATGATTTTTATTCAAAGATACTTTCTCGTTCTACAATGGCTGTAGTGATTAATATGAATGATAGCAATGGAAATAATATTACTTTTTCATTGCCGGCAGTAAGGTACACAGGATTAAAAGAAGCTGATAGAAGTGGTATTGCGGCGTTAAGTGCTACTTGCGAAATTTGTAAGAATTCAGACGCGGGTAATGATGAGATAACAATTACTATGGGAACATCATCTAGTTCATCTAGCTCAAGTAGTTCAAATAGTTCAAGCAGTTCTAGTTCGTCAAGTTCTAGTAGTGAGAGTGCTTAAAAGGATATGAATGCCTAGTAGTTTTAAATGCAGAATAGATATTGATGTTTCTAATCCTGATTATAGTGATGCATCTATTCCATTAGGTCAAGTTGCTAGAAAAATTGCTGAAAGTTCAAGAAGGAATATACGCACACAAACTAGCATTAAAGGACACGCATTTAAAGGTTTATCAGTAAAAACAATTAAAGATAAAAGAAGAGAAGGAAGTGACTATCCTACAAGAGCATTGTATAGAAAAGGAATTATGTATCGTGCAATTCATGTTTATCAAAGAAGTAAAAATGCATTTGAAGTTGGTATAATTCCTAGAGGTAAACCAAAAAGAGATTTAGTAGGGTATATTCATCAGGAAATATACCCTATAATAAGAGCGTTTTTAGGATTTGATGCAAAATCTAGGCAATGGTCTAAAGAAAGATTTAGACGATGGATGAAAGAGAGAAAAGAAAAAGCTAAAAGAACTAAATCAACCTATAGTTATTAAAGGAGGGTGTCGTGGTAGATCCAATCAGTGTCGGAATGACAAAAGAATACACATTAGAAAAGGATAAAGTAAATCCTACAATTTGGTTAATAGGTCCATTAGACTCTATTATGAAATCAAAGTTTATTTCAAGCTTTGGTAAAATTGAGATAAAAGATGATAAACCAGTTTACGTTCAAGGAGATATTGATTATACACAAAATAATTTTACTATCTTAAAATATGGATTAAAAGGATTTAAAAACTTCAAGATCAATGGAAAAGAATTAGAGTTTAAAACAAAAAAAGAAAAAGTTTTCAATATTGAAATTGAAGTTGTTGCTGATGAAACTATGAGAGCAATTCCTTTATTTGTAATAAATGAATTAGCCGCAATAATTTGGGGTGAAAACGAGGTTGGTGAAGATTTAGAAAAAAACTAATATTGGCAGTTGAGGTGTCAAGCTTAGGCCTTAATTGCCACGATTGTAATGAACATCAAAAGAAATTTCGTGGGTGTAATGGCAAACCAATTCAGCCATATTTAATAGATGGTAAGCCAGCGGATAGGTGCATAGCAAAAATGCTACCACCAGAGGTAAAAACGTATATAAAATATTATGAATATTATAAAAAAGGATTGTTACCTTTCCCCGGTAGTGTTGCACAGCAACCAGCAAAACTATTAGATATATTCGACATTTTAGAATCAGCTGAGATAAAAGTAATGAACAGTAAACATAAGGTGTAATATGGCAGTAGGCGATCAAAATTTTACAGTTAGAGCAACATTTGTTGATAAAGCTTCTGGTAAAGTCATAAAAGCTAATGCAGCAATGATTAATTCCATGAAGAAGGTAGGAGTCCAATTTCAAAAAACTGGGGCTGAAACTGCTATGGCTTTAGATAAAATGGCGCAAGGACATGAAAAAGCAGGAAGGTTTTCAAGATTCCACAACGCTCAAATAGGTAAGCTAATAGGATCTATTGGTTCTATGCGTAACATAATACTTGTTTGGATGTTTGCTTTAGGACCATTAATCAATCTTTTTAAATCAGCTACCAAAGCTATGATGATACAAGAAGATGCTGTAAAGCGTCTTAGCTTTGCTATGGAAATCCAAGGTACTGCTTCTAAATTTATGCAAAATAATCTTAAAGAATTGTCTGCTGCTTTTCAAGAAACAACTAGATACGGTGATGAAGCAATATTGGAAGTAATGGAAAAATTAATTACTGTAGGCGGAGTTGTACCTTCTAAATTAAAAAGAGCAACCCAAGCTGTTGTAGATTTTGCAGCAGGGTCCGGAAGAAGCCTATCAGAAGCGGGTGAGCTAATAGCAAAAAGTGCTGTTGGATATACAATGCAAATATCTAGGTTGTTCGGAGTTACTATACCTAAAAGCATGTCTGTAGCCAAACAATTTGAAATGGTTCTTGGATTGATAGAAGGAAAGATGGCTGGAAGAGCTCAAAGAGATATAAAAAGTTATGCAGGTAGCGTAGCGCAGATGGCTAACGCTTGGAGTGATGCAAAAGAAGCTTTAGGTTTTTTTCTTAATAAAACATTTCATTTGCAGGCTGGTATGAAAATAATGAAAGATATGTTTGATACGTGGTCTGGTAAAAATGCTTCTACTGCAATGATGGTATTAGATAAAGAAATAAGCAAAGTTGATAAATCGTTACAAATTTTAATTAAAACTAGCAAGAATATAAGTGGGAAAAATTTCTTATTCATGAAACCTGATAATCTTACAAATAAGATTGCAGAGAAACAACAAGAAAGACTTGCTTTGATAACAAGAAAAACACAGTTAGAAATTCAATCATTTATGGATTCAATTAGACTTAAAGAACAAGGTAAAATAATAGAAGCAGAACAAGCTAAAATGGCAACACAAAAAGAATGGGCAGATACATATTCAATATTTCAAAGAACTCGAGCTGATTATCAAATAGAACAATTAAATCAAGAGTATGCTTTATACCTAAAAGTATTTGAAGATAATGCAGCTAGAAAATTAGAGATAGAGGAATGGTATCAAGCTAAAGTAACAAAATTACGAAAGCTTGCGTTAACAGATGCCAAAGATCAATACGATGCTATGGAAGTAATGACGAAATCATTTGCTGTTAATATGCGTAATTCTATGTCTGATGGTTTTTTTAAGGTTATCAAAGGAGATTTTGAATCATTAAAAGATGTATTAGTGTCATTTGGTGATGCAATGTTAAAAACTATTACAGATATTATTGCTAATTTAATAATAATGTCAATATGGCAAAAAGCAGCTGGGCTATTAGGATATTCAGGAGGGGTTGTTGGTGCCGTTATTAATGCAGGAACTGCACGCGCTCATTCTGGTGGGTATATTATGGATTCAAAAAATAGTTTTGGGTATCGAAAGAAGTTTCATTCTGGAGGAGAAGTTCCCGCAACATTACTTGAGGGTGAGGGTGTATTAAACCGAAGAGCAATGGGCAATTTAGGTGTAGATAATT